TTAGTAATGCTTGCCAGCATAGATACTCAGGACCACTCCCTGCCCACCATTCAGGAGTGACAATCGTTTCAATGCTCTCAGCCATTACGTTTCAACCAACTGAATTTGTAGCTGACCTCTCTCGTCTAAACCTGTAAATTCAAACCCCGAAGCACTTATCAGATCTACATAGTAAGACCTATCCGAATCATTGTCTTTGTATGTAAACGGAACAAGTGTGTTGGTGTTAATAACAGTTGTTATGTTATCTAAAATTTGTTTTGGTGTTTTACCTCTAAATGTTTTAGCAGCATCTATAGTCACACTGAATCCAAACTTAGGCGGGATCTTTTCCCTCCACCTTAGTTCTATTAAGTTTAGATCAGGGCTAGATAAAGTAGTGTTACTGGTCAGGGTTGCTTTGAACTTGATAGAAGCAAACTCTACTCCAGCTTTAGAAGCAAAATCGTAAGTTGTTGTGCCGTTAGATGTAATAGTTCCAAGTGACGTATACGACTCGTTGAAGTCTGTAGCGTACTGAATTTGAATGTTTACACCAGAAGAACAACTTGACGTAACGGCTCGTAAAGAAATAGCTGTCTTGTTACCAGCAGCATCACCACCGTCGAACCAAGGTGTCTCCATCGACCCACTGCTGTCGTACTGGAATGTTGAAATCTCATCAGGGTTTATTACATCTGGCGAGAGTGCTGTCCAGTAAAGACCAGCCCCAACACCAAACCACATCCGGTACTCGTTGTAAGCACTACCTACGTGAGCAGCTTCAAGCCCTGTATTGTTTGTACCAGTCCACTTTACTTCCCAAGCCACATCATTGAAGCCCAAGATAGCTGATGCTCCTGTTCCAGAAACAACAGGCGAGGCTCCTCCTATACCAGAAGCCTGCCTGCCTGTGGCAAAGACGGTATAACTTGTATCTATGTCTGCATTTACAAATGCAAGCAAGTCGTTGTGAGTTCCGATTAGCTTTATAACCTGCCCTGCATAGGCTTCAGGAATGCCGTGATCTCTGTCAAACCCAACAAGGCTTACTACTGCTGTGTTAGAGCCTGTCTGGTACTTATAGATAGCGTTGCCAGCAGGGAAGTACACAGCGTCCCGCCAAACAACTGTTCCCTTACCAGAGTTGGTGTGAAACGGGAGCCTTAGTTCTGTTTCTTCCCAACGGTTATTGGTTTCATCGTAAGCCCAAAGCCCTACCTTTGTGCCTGCGTAAATAATTGGAGAACCCGCTGCATCTCTGTATATAAACAAAGACGTAACGTAGCCATCTGGAAGCGGTAAAGCAGCTTTTTCTGTAGGGTTAGCAGTTGGTCCAGAAGCCCATTGCTTTAGAACTCCTTCGTTATCTATACCCCATAACTGACCATGCCAGATAGTAAAGTATTCGACATTTCTTGCTGCTCCACTACTAGCATCCATGTCTGTAAACGTAGAGGCATCAGTCGTATAGGTATAACCAGATGACCCCCTAGCAAAGATCATGTAGTTAGCTGTGGTATCCCTAAAGACAATCGTTTCTTTTGTTGGACCAGATAAAGTGTCTAGGCTAGAAGACCACGCATCACTAGCGTTTAGATATTTGTAAACCTTGTTGTCGGAATGAACAACGTACACATCTGTACTAGCCCCGACAGTAAATTCGGTAATCGACTTGATAGTTCCAACAGCCTGTGTTGTAGCTGCGTTGGATTTTCTAGGTAAAAGAAGATGTCCTTTGAACCTAGTCTGACAGTCAGACCACCAAACCCTGTCAGCCGTAGAAGGGTCTAGCCCTCTGTTCCAGCCTATACCGCCACGGAAGTCGTTCTGTGTAAGGATAGAAGCCCTTGGGTCTGCCCCCCGTTGAGTGTCGCCAATGGTGAACCTTGGGGCTGCAATACTTACAAGGGTCTTACGAACTGGACCAGAGATTTGATACCGCTCGCTATTCAGAAGTATTTCATTCTTCCCAATAACAGATGCCATTAGTCCACCATCTTTGTTCCGGGTCTAAGCGCAGGAAGGGAACGCTCTGCTTGAGCAGCTATTCCTTCAAAGTACGCAGCCCTTCGGTCATTGTCATCAGGGTCTGTTGTGCGCCCCCTAGCAAGACTAAACAAAGCTTTGCTCGTGGCGCGCGCAGCCACTAAGTCAGGATCTATTTCACAAGTAGTAGAGTCACTGCTTAGTAGTGACGGAAGGTTGTACCCAATGAGCCGCACTAAGCTGTAGCCAACTTCTTTTCTAGCCGACTCAGATAAGAAAACTTTTCTAGCTTCTCTATCTACTCGATAAGTACCAGCCCACAACCTGTTGTATACAGCAGACTCTGTTTCGACAGCTTTGATGTCATTGATCCAGACATACCTAGCACCAGTCGTTGCGTACTTCAATCCGACAGAAATAATTGCATTGTCTTCTTCGGGATTAGCTAGCGAGACACGACAGTACGTCCACGTTCTTGCAGCTAAAGCAGGCACAGCAAGAGTTTCTTTTATTGTGCCAAGATCCGCAGCACTACTTAGGCACAGAGTTATATTGCCTGCTGTTGTAGCCGTAGAAGATTTTATCCAGAACTCAATGGCATCATACTTCCTGAGATCTTTAGACCCAATAGCATGTGATGCAAGGATATCCCCAGAAGAAACAGAGCCACTTATGTACAGGCGAGAAGACGCATTGTTTGCTTTGAAATCTTCAGAGTCTTTGGTCATGGTTACATCACCATCAACCTGCTCTGTCCAAACAATGTTAGCGTCTTGAATCTGCTCACCAGAGTAGTGGTGGCGGTAATCTACCTGCGAGATTGCTGTCATTGCTGTAGGGATGTCGTAACGACTGTCCCTTATATGACCGTGGTTAGAAATATCTTCGTTGATAACAAGCCCACGAGGAGTCCTCTGAGTTATAGCTTGATTGATAAACTCGTGGATTCGTTCAGGTGGATACTCAGCGCGCCAGTATTCGTAGGTGTCTGAGGTAGCCGTAGACGCAGTAGCGGCTGGCTTGAAGGTGAATGTACCGGATGAACTAACGTAGTCCGTTACACGACGGATAAGACCATCGTTAGTACCAGAGGTGAACACAAGCCAACCACCGTTGAACTCGTCATCTCCACCTAAGTAATTAGCATCGACAAGGGTTGTTGTACTTCCATTGCCACTTGCGGAACTGGCTGGCGATTGATCTAAGTTCGACGCAATAGATCGCCTGATCTGCTCTCTAGTCCTGCTTTGAAATGCAGCCACGATGTACCTACTTGCTTGCTCTGCGCTTTCTACGCCAGTCAGCTAAAGATCTTAGACCACCTTTTAGGTCATCTAGTTTTTCTTTGCTAACCGGATGGGTTGCTTGTTGCTTTGCAAAAGCCTGTGCCTCTTGCGCTGCAACTTCTCGTTCTTTGTGAAGGAGTTCTTGTAACTGATGTCCTTCAAGTCTTGATGCTCCGGGTATGTAAACATTCTTTCCATACCCAACATCAAAGGTTTCTTCGGACGGTTGTCCGATCACACGTTCAACATCTCTAGAGAGGTTAACCTGACGATGCCCAGCTTTTCTACCTGCGGACACAGGCAGCCATATTTGTTGCTTCGCCAAGTTAACCCTCTCTAAATTTACGCCCTGATCGAAAGATCAATCAAAGAGTATTCAGTGTTTGCACCAGCAGCTAATACTGTGCCTACTTTGCATTCTGCTGAGTTGTCAGAAGCTGAAGGACCAGCAGCACCATCGGTCGAACTAAACGCTTCGTTCCCAAGGACAAGAGTTCCAGCAGTCAATACGGCTGCGGGTCCTGCGGTCTGGTTCCAAAAGTATTCACCTGAAGCAATGTCGTGAGTTGGTACTCCCAAAGCTGGACCATCAATGTCATCTGCGTCCCAAACTTCTACAGAATGTCCAACAGGCTTGTGAATACCTGCCTGTGAAGAAGTGGTTAGCGCAGTCTGAACAGTGTCATTGTCGTAAAGATCAATGGTCAAAGCAGCACCAGTTGCTGCTGTACTATGGTCTGCGATTTGGAAAATCTGACCTTCACCAGTTACGTCGTTAATAAAAACGTAGCCATCTACATAGTCACCACGAGTGCCAAAGTTTCCTGTGTACTTACCGCTGCCTGTGATAGCAGTAGATCCACCGTTGGTTAGTACAATTTGATTTGAACCAGCGGCTCCAGATACAGCAGCAAGATCTTTGATGTGGTCAGATGCTGTTTGTGACCCCATTGTTAACTTGCCAGCAGTAATAGCTTCTGCTGCATAAGAGTAGTAAAAAACTCGCCCATCAGAAAACGCCATCTTTGTCCCAAGACGATGCTTCTGAGTTGTAGTGGCGGTCTTGTCGTACCCGGACGAACCAGATACTACGGTTGGAAATGCCATTTTAGTATCCCTCCTTGGGATAAATTTGTACAGGTTCTAAGCCCTGCGATAGTCCGATGTTAAAGGCTCGGTCTATCTTTACACCTTTTTAGATTGCCCTATTTTTTTCTTTATACGGACATCTGTGTCTAGCTTACCTGATGCTATAGCTTCAGCAAAGGTTTCAACCTTTTCTTCTACTTTAGGCTCAAGTTTAGGCTCAAGTTTAGCTTTAGGTTCAGGGGGGCTTTCAACAAAGCCTCTATTCAAATAGACCTGAAGGAAACTTTTTGGAAGATTAGGATGTTCTTCCCAAACTTCTTCTCCTTCAATCATTGCCATCTTCCATAGGGAGATTTTTTTTACCCCACCTACAGACATTTCAATTCTACTTTGCCTAGAAACCATTATGAAAACCCCCTTGAATTACCTACTACGCACTTGTAGTTGGATCGCCAATTTCGTAACGAGCAGCCGCACCCTTAGTGTCATCAACTTCAAAGACTGCATAGTCTTCAGTAACAACAACCTCGTATGCACGAAGCGATGCATCCCGCTCACGCTCTTCTGAACGACCACTTGCGGACAAGTGACCCATTGCAGACTTGTCAGCAATTACTCCGTAACCAGAATCAACCGTGCCAATCTTTGCAATGTTTCCATCCTCAAAGAACGGGACACCGGAAAGCTTCACACCAGAGTAATAATCTTTTACTGCTGGCTTGTTAAAGGCATCAGGCAACGGGTAGGTAGCAAGCGTGTTACCAACTGATGTTGCAAGATTCCAGATAGCGTTTGGATGTTGAACTACAAAAAGATCAGTACCAAACTTGCCTGACTTTGCATTAGCAATAAGAGCCGATGCGTTAGCAAGGCTCAAAGAAGCACCGTCAGCACCAAGAACAGTTCCACCATTCAAGGAAGGGAACAGGGCAATGATGTCCGTGTCCTTCTTCCTAGCCATAGCGTCACCCATCTGGCGACCAATGATCTTGTACACATCTTCGTTGTTCTGTCGAAGAAGAGTGTCGGTAATAATTACCTTAAGACCAACTTCCGCTGTAGTTGCTGTAACAGTTGAGACATCAATGTCTTCACTGTCGATCATGTCTTGACCTTCAGCAAGGTCTTCAGCATCCATCTGAGCAACTTTAGGGATTTCTAATTTGTACTCACCCTTACCAAGATTGAACTTCTCAATGAGTCCAACCATCGGAGCGTTATGCTCCTCTGTGTATCGTGCCTGTGCAAGCATGATACGAGACATGTTCTGGAGATTTCCAGATGTACTCGTCTGTACTGCCATGTTTATTTACCTCAATCAAAAATGGAATAGCCAAGCTTCTTAGAAGCCATCTTTGCCATTTCTGTAGTTATTGCAGGATCACCTGCGTTGTATCTATCTAAGACGTTTTCAGAATTAGTAGGTGCTACATCTGCCGAAGGATTTGCGCTGTTCAAACT